TCCAAGTTTGATTAGTGCCATCGTCAATCCATGTGTATTCAATTCCACTATTAGAGTCAACCCATCTGTCACCAATTAATGGGCTTGGTGGGGGAGTTGGACCAAATGAAATTGCAGCGTTAGGTCCTTGTAAACCTTGAGCGCCTTGTATTGCTTCGCCTTGAATACCTTGCGTACCTTGAATACCTTGTCCAGCAAATGCACCAGATATACCTTGTAGACCTTGGTTTCCTTGCGTACCTTGTGCGCCTTGTGAACCAGTACGTCCTTGAATTCCTTGTGCAGCTACTGCGCCAGCAATACCTTGATTACCTTGTATTCCAACGCCTTGGATACCTTGTGTACCTTGCCCACCCTGTGTTCCTTGACGACCTTGTAATCCTTGGTTACCTTGTACACCACGTTGACCTTGTAAACCTTGATTGCCTTGCAAACCATCTGTACCTTGTGTTCCAAAGTTTCCTTGAATACCACGTTGACCTTGTGCACCTTGCGTTCCTTGAAAACCTAATGTTCCTTGAAAACCTTGTGAACCTAAAGTTCCTTGCGCACCTTGAGTTCCTTGATTTCCTCTAGAACCTTGTACACCTTGTAAACCTTGAAATCCTTGTAGCCCACGTTGGCCTTGTATACCTTGTATACCTTGCGAACCAGAACCTGTTGCACCTTGTGCACCATCAGAGCCTTGTAAACCTAATGCACCTTGTATTCCTGTGTTACCTTGTAAACCTCTTTGGCCTTGTAGACCTTGATTACCTGGTGGACCAAAATAACCTTGAATACCTTGAGGTCCTTGCATTGATGCATCAGAGCCTTGAACACCTTGTATACCTTGAGTGCCTTGCGTTCCTTGTCTTCCTTGTAATCCACGTTCACCTTGTACTCCTTGTGAACCTTGAATTCCTTGTGGACCTAAATCACCTTGTATACCTTGAGTGCCTTGAAAACCTTGAGAACCTTGATTACCTTGTAAACCTTGGCGGCCTTGTAATCCTTGAGTGCCTTGAATTCCTTGTGTTCCATTATTAACATTTATAGGAGATTGAACAGATTGATTTATTTGTTGAGAATTAACAGTAATAACAATAGGAGATTGAGGAGTTACAGTGATGCCTTGAGCACCACACACGCACGGGTCTTGGTTACAAGGCATTAGTCAAGTGTCACCTGTTGTGTAACAAACACCTGACCTTTAATATAAGTTTGCTGGAAATCAGGGTCTACAGTGGATGTTGCTTGTAAGTCCCAGAAAGCTCTTCTAGGTAAGTATTCAGTTTCAGAATTAGTAAGTTCAATTTTAACAACACTTAAAGCATCAGTTTGAGATATTTTAGTTACTGTAAATGTTCCATATAATGCTGGAGCATTAGGATAAGTTCTAATTTGTGCTTTAAAGTTTAAGTTAGTTGTATTAAATGGAAAGTTAAATGTACATTCATATGAATCTCCTTGATAAAGAACAATGTCATAATTTTGAGCAGTAGATGGTGTTGGCGTTCTACCATTAAGGTCATTTGTAATATAAACACGTTCTGGTCTTCTACCATCATCAATTTCTTGTGACATATATACAGGAACAAGTTTATTTGTAAGACGAGATACTCTACGCAGTATTCCTATTTCTAAACGCCATAGACCAATATTTAATGCATGACACAGTTGATTGTATTGTTCCCAACGTTGATTAATAGTTTGCATTAATTGTTGGTATCTTTCAGAACGAGGAATTGTTACTCCATCTGGAGCAAATATATTAATATCAAATGCAGCGTCAGTTGCTAATGCCCATAAGGCTTCAATAACAGCAAGAATTGCTACTGGGTATTCCTCTACTGCTGGAATAGATGCTAAAGTTATAGCACTTCCAGTGCCATCAGTCCTATTATGAGAATGTTGAATTACTGCAGTATTTATAAAAATACAAAGGTCATCATCTAAAAAGTATCTATTGGTTACGCCTGTTACGTTCACACTGGCTCCATTAGCAGGAGCTACAGCAAAAGTAATAATTCCAGTTTTTTGTTCAATGGTATATCCAGCAGGATATGGAATAGGAGTTCCAGCAACCAACACTGTGAGGTTGTCTAATTCAACAGGTTTAGCGTTTACGTAGAATCTAGTCTTCGTTCCATCACCAGTGGATGAATATACGAATTGCTTAGCCTCGTCACCGAGTTCTAGACGGACCCTAGAAAGTAGGTCTGCTAGTAGGGCCACAGATTACTCCTCACGCTACCACTAAATCTTGTCAGTTATTACTTAAAAAATCTTTATAAACAAAATAGCGGGCTACAAGAGCCCGCTATCTGTGTAACTCTTTTATTAAATTACGCCAGCTAAATAGCCTTTTTCCTGTAAATGGGTGGCTACTGCCTTAGTAACTTGGTACTTTTGTCCTGCCTTAAAACTATAGTTGTTTCCGATACCTAAAGTCATGTTTTCAATATCTTCAACTACTCTAATAACTACTGTGTCATCTTGGGTAGATATCTTTGTTATATCTTCAACAATGACGGTTGCTACTGATGGTTTTGTTGCATCAATAACTTCAGTTTCCAATTTAATTTGGGCTTCTGCAGTTGCTAATGACATCTCTGTAGCACGTTGTGCTTGCTCTTCGGCAAATTGTTTTTGAAGAGCTTCTTTTTGACGGCCGGTGAAATCGTTTACCTTTGCCACTTTTATATCCTCCGTATTAATAGCTGTTGTTTGTGTTGGGAGCGGTTTTTTGAACCGCCCCCAACGGAATTACTTACTAGTTGGTTTCTGCAATAACTACAGATTGGTCAGTGATTAGACCAAGTCCGAAGATTGAGTACCAAGCTAATGCGTGTTCACGACCGAAGTCTAGAATTCCGCCATCGCGAAGTTCTACTGGAAGTGAGATTGCGTGACCAAATGCGTTATCTCCAATGAAGATTGCATCGTAGCGGTCAGCTGCACCGTTACCTGTAAAGGTAGCTGGTGTTGTGTAACCTCCACCAGGAGTTACTGTTGGGCTAGCAACAGCTGTATCAGCTGAGTAACCTGCACCAGCACCGCCTGTAACCTTTAGTACTTGTGTGGTTTCGATGAAAACACAATCGTACAAACGTCCGATTTCACCAAGCATGAAGTTACCTGGAGCGGCATACTTCGTTACTTCGATGAATTCAGGCATGTCGCGTAGACGACGTGATTGATGAGGGTGAACAAACGCAACGTAGGTTTCGCCTAACCTTGGGATGTTCTTGGTTGATAGTGTTTCTACTGCATCCTTAACTGTGTGAGGTGTTAAGTAGAAAGCACCTGTCATTGCTGCACGGTTAGCAGCTGTTGTGCCATAGGCATACCAGTTGTTAACTGCAGATAGAGCTGAGCGGTCTTCACCGTAGATTGTTGAGGTTGCGCTGTACAGAGTATCGCGGCTCAATTGGTCTAGGTAAATTGCCATGTTACGTCCAAGAAGACGTGAGGCAGAAGCCATTACGTCATCGAAGGAAGCGTTCAATAACAATTCTGAAACTGCTAATGCATAGCCGTGTTCAGATACTGTAATTGAGAATTGTTGTGCTGTTAATGCGTTTGTTTGCATACGTACACCTTCAACTAGGGAACTTGCAAATCCCAAGTTGTTGTAACGCATGAAATTGATTTGTAAACCAGGTGCAACACCAAGTTCAGTTTTCTTAACTGCAAATTGTTCAAAGCGAAGGATAGGCATAGCCTGGAAAAGGATTTCCTTTGACCAGATTGTCTGAATCGCTTGAGTCAATTGTGTGTTTGTACCTGAGTACGCTGTTGGGGATGCGGCGAGATTGCCGGTACCCGTAATACCAGATGCCATTTAGATTGGACTCCTTGTTAGTTTTGTATTTGTGGGTTTAGCCGAACAGTCCGCGCGTTTTGCCTTGAGCACTTGGGCTCAAGAGGCGTTGACGATACTTCGCATATTCTTCCATTGACATAGACGAGATGTCTTGTGCAGAGAACGAACGTTGTTCCGAATTAGTTTCCATAGGTCCTGCTGGAGGCGTTGTCACACGCGTTCCAGTCATTTCTTTTCGTGCACTTTGCATTGCTGCCTGTGCCGAATCTAAGATGCGTGCTGAGCGTTCTTTCAAACCCTCAATACTTGCATCTACTTCCTCTTTAGTGTTTCCACTAATGAGGTCAACAAGTTCAGGAATAATATTTTCCCGTTCTTGTTCTAACCGTTGTGAACGGTAAGACTGTAGGTCTGCGAATTGTCTTTCTCTTTCTAATAAAGAAAAAGCTCTTTCGCGTTCTTGTTTTTCAGCTTCTAGCTGTTGTTGCCATTCTTGTTCTTTTACTTTTAGAAGTTCGCGCACTTCAAGTTCTTCTTCAGCTTTTGCTTTTGCTCTAGC